TAGATACTTGACTCTTTCTGCTGGTGATGAGACACGAGTGACTCCATTAGAGTCACGCTCTTCTTCGTAGCACAACAATGGAACCGTAATGGTTCTTGAACGTAGAGGTGCTGGCAATGCACGACACTGCCACTCTTCTAGTGTTGGTCCAACTGTTGCACTACTGGTACTGCGGTTAAGAGTTACTGTAATTTCAAAGTGGTCGGCTGGCTGCAACGCAGCAGATAACTGCACGTCGTTAGACCCTGTCAGCGGGACAGCACCAATACCAGATGAGCGACTTTCTTGGTCTTCAACCGTAAAGTTAACTGTTCCACCTGTACCTGTTGCACGAATAGCAATTGATACTGGCTGCTTCTTCTCTGCTGTACCCCAACGAATCCAGCCAGATTTTAAGAATCCAGTTTGTTCTAGCTCTGTTGCTGATTCAGTCCATACTCCAGAGGTAGAGGTAATAAACTTACGACCAGATGTTCCAATAAATGCAACGCCAGTTGCAGACCCAGAAGTTATAGATAAGTCGGATGCATATGCATAGCTACTACCAAGAGGTGTACCTAAATCAATACGCCATAGACCAGCGGTATTGTTATAGGAACGTGTGGCATATACATACGAATCATTAAACGCTACATCTTTTACTTCCGTGTCGATAGTAAGTGGTCCATATGTAAACCCCAACCCATCAGTTGATTGTGTACCAATACGAAGACCAGAGCTAGTCGCTAGTACAACATACTCGTTTAGGTAGGTTCTAAATTGGTTGAGCGTTTCACCACGTGGTAGTTCAGCGACGACAATTGGTTCTTTAATTGCTGCCAATGGTGATGCCTCATCGAGAGCATGGCTATGGATTCTTGAATAGATACCAACCGTATAGCCAACAATGATTGAAGAGTTTAACTCTGCAATTGAAACATAATTTAATGTTGTGTTAGGGAATGAATATCTAAGTTCTGTTGTGCTTACTGTCTTAGGTGGCGATGATGGGTTTCTACTCAGTTCGTATGTGTTGGCTTCGCCAGAATCTAATTGGACACCGACGACGATTCTATCTTTGACGTAACCAATTGCTTGAACAGTCCATGTTGTATTTGAACTTGGCTTGCTCCAAATCTTACTGACAGCCATAGCTGTCGTAACGATATAGATACCATCGCTTGCGCCAACAATTCCAACAGCGCCGTCGGATGTAATCTTCTGTGCTACAGCACCACCAGGTAAACTGGTTGATGTGCTGGTTGAAGTTGACTGGTTAAAAAAGAATACGTTGTTTCCAGATGTATAGAATGTTCCACCTGTTACCGTAGCGGGGCTGTTAACCGATGCCGTACTAACGTTGGTTGTCTTCTTAAGAAGTTTGAGTTCGCCCTGTGTCCATACATCTATGTTGCTTGACTCATAGAATCTAAACAAGTCTGAAGCTTCAGCATCATAGTAACGTTCACCAGCACCATGATGCCATGATGTAGCAGAACGAAGCCACCAGTTAGACAAAGAGTTTTCACCAGCGGATGAACCCTGGTCAATACGTTCCTTCTGGTATGTAGTCGTGATACGACTAATACGGTTCTGGTCATTAGCTGCAGATAACCATGGAGTATTACCAATAGCATAACTTGCTGCAAAATCTTCTCGCTTATACTTTACAAGCGCAGTCGGAATCGACTGGCTAAGGATAATCGGAAGGTCACCAACAAGTGCTTTGTTATTTGTTGCCACGCTTACTCCTTATACTATGGACGAGCTACTGCCATTACCAGCGAGTATGAACGCTTTCTTTTATATACGCCGTCGCCATTGGACTGGCTGCCAGCGTTACCGCTGGATGTATTTCCCTCAATGCAGTTGAGGTTCTTTGTTAATCTGTTGTTGTAAGTAACAATTCCTACGTGGTCTGCCTGTGCATCTTCATCAAACTGAAAGAAGACAATGTCTCCAGGTTGTGCTTGACCAACTGGTACAAGTTTATTCTTCTTAGCAAACCACTTAAGCCCTGCATCGCAAGATGCAAATCCTTTTGGTGTTTGTGCAGCAATAGACTTAGATAACCCAGCTTGGTTAAAGCACCACGAAACGAACATGGCGCACCATGGTTGACCATTTAAGCCATACCACTTTCCGTACTTAGTTTTATTAACTGGTACTTCGTTAGTACCAATCTCTGCTTTTGCTATATCTAGTAGGCTCATTACTTCCCCGCTATGATTGTAAATAGTTCGTCGACTCTGCGTTCTAATCTGTCGAGTGAGTCACGCATACTTGAGCCAGAATTCGGCTTGAGTTCAGCAAGGTAATGCTTAACCAACCAACGAACAGCACCAGCAAAACTGGCAATTATTGTGGTAACCGCAACAGCGATACCAGCCCATTCGTTGGTAGACATTATTCTTTAGACCCGATTCCGAACTCTGCCTCATTCTTATCTGCCCACTTGGCAAGAGGTGCAGCAACTGCACCGATAAGTACGGCGTACTGTGGAGCTAGGTCTGTTAGCAATGCAATACCAAGTACGATTGCAGATGCAAGCACTGCACGTAGGTATGACTTAATTGCTGATACTTGCTTCTTAGATAACTTAATCATAGTGCTTCAATCTCCTCTTGGGTTAACCCTAGTGCTGCAAGCTTTGCAAGTGCTGATGCCTTTGCTTCCTGCTTGGCTGTTACCGCAGCAAGAGCCTCTGCTTCACGAGTTTCCATTTCTTGTGCATGTGTATTAGCCCAAGCTAATGCTGCATCATATGAATCCCATACAGAACCAGCTGCCTGCTCTGGTGCATGTGGTTGCATGATGCAAATCTGTCCTTCGCGGTCAATCCACGCGATAGGATTACCATTTTCTTCTGTCATTCTTACTGTAAATATTGCCATGATTTCTCCTTATGCGTTGATTGTTGCGTATCTATATCCACCATTACCCATGATAAGGGTTATCTGGTTTCCATTAATTCCTCTTGCGTACTGAGTATTACCATTGCCACCGCCTGGTCCTGGTGCATCTATTTCTGTTCCATAATTTGTAGTTGATGTATATGAATTTCCATTAAAGTAATACCCAACTGGTGTGGTTCTTGTATTGTAAAACAGATATATTGCTGTTGCTGCATTGCCATCGGTTGGAGCAACTATTGCATTTGGCGAAGCGGTTAATGGTGGAGCAATGTTCATCTTAAGCCATGTAGTTCCATCATCGGTACTATTCCATGTATTTGTTCCGCCAAAGCAGTAAGCCATAGTGCCAGCAGAATATGAGTTGAGCGCGGGTGGCGGTGTAATTGCTGTCCAAGCGCCAGTCCCAGTTCCTCTATACCAACTTCCGCCTCTTTCTACAAGAATGTAGTTTGGCGTTAACCATGCTCCCCAACTTCCAGAAGCTGGCATCGATGTTCCCGATGTCCATGAATTTAATGATGTTGTCATGTAGCGGGTTGCGGAAGAACTGCCACCACCAGCAGTTCCATTAAGACCATTGCCACCAAAGACAAAAACCTTTCCTTGATATGCAACCATTTCACTTTGGAATATGCTTGTTGGATAACTTGTTCTTGAAGTCCAACCTGTTCCACCATTTCCAATGGTGTAGCAGTTTCCATTAGTTGTATAATTTGAATTATATGAACCGCAAACAAGCGTTACGTTTGCTGACGGAAATCCACAACCCATTCCCTGGAAGTATTCCCAGTTACCAAATGGGTTGCTGCTTGTTGTTGAAAATGTTCCCAATGAACGAGAAGCAATACCAACGTTTGCTCTTCCATCCCAGAACTCGCTGTTCTTTGAGCCAGACTTGATTGAAGAAGTAGATAGTTTAGTAATACTCATTTTTTCTCCTAGAAGGCGTACTTAGAACGCAAAGCATTTGTCACGGTTGTTACCTCAGAATCAGAAAGATTCTGATTCCATACAAGCATCTCTGCAATATATTGATTACTAGCACCACCAGGCTGCAGGTATATTGTGTTTGGAGACGAGTATGGTCCAGGTGTATCTTGAGAGAAATTGCCATTCTGAAATACTCTAAATGTATAAGAGCCAGATGCTTTCTTCCCGCCAATTGCAGATGGGCTAGAACTATTACTTCCCCAACTACCATATAATCCATGATAATACCAAGAATTAATTGCTGGAGAATAATTACCCCACCATTCACCAACTCCAGCATATGGAGAAAATTGCGCTCCATTGTGCTGTGCCACCATAATCCATGTCATGTTTCCGTTTTGGTCAAGGTATGATGTATTGATTGGACCAGTTGACCAAGAGCCACCGTTTGTTGCGGGTAAACCATTTCTCCAAGTAGAGTTAGTTCCACCGCCAGTACATACCATGTCAGTGCCGACACCACTGCCTTGATTTTTCCATACGTCTCCTGCTCCAAACGTTGAAGCAATGTCACTTGCACGATACCAAGCTACTGGTTGTGTAGCGCTATATGTGTATGTTGCTGGAATATAGGCAACGCCATCCCATAAATTTTTGGATTTAGGAAATCCATTAGCAATAGTTGAATTGCTAAACCTTGATACTGCCATGGATATTACCTTTCAGTTAATTAGTTTTCTGAACCAAACGCTGAGAATGTTAAGTTGGTATTAGATGCATATGTGCGGATTGCGTTGTTTGCTGCAAGAGTAATACCAAGTGTTATTGCTGTTGAGTCATTAGCTGCAATTACGACATCGTATGCAATGTAGTGGTTGTTGGCTAATGTTGTTGCTGCTGTTGGCTTCACAGCCAAGCGATATGTAGCAGCGGTTGCGCCACGATTTGCAACAACGATTGTTGAAACTACTGCAGAAGATGAAGCTGGTACTGCGTATAGACCCTCTTCAGTTGTAGCTGCTGCAGCTAATTGTCCTAGAACTTTATATGCCATTTGTTATGCTCCCATAAGTAGAAAAGGGTCTAAGCCACCAGAGCCTGCCTCCGATGCTTTTGCTAGTGGAACACCACCAGCGGTAACACCATCGTGTACGACGATAGTGTCTTTGTCGGTGTCGATTGTTACTTCACCAACCAAGCCTGTAAATGCCGAGTGTTCTGCTGTAGTTCCTCGGCGTAGTTGTAATGCAAATGCTGGCATCTTATGCTCCCATCAATAAGAAGATTTGCGGTAGTGGGTCTGTAACGATGGCTGCCCATGATGCGGTTGAACCATCAGTTGTTAAATACTTTCCTCCGTTGCCACCCTGGCTTGGAAGACTGACTGGGGCTGGAGCCCACGCAACACCAGGTGTTGCTGTTGATGTAGCAGTAAGAAGATATCCATCTGTTCCTACTGGGAGGCGGGCTACCGTGTCATCTGCAGTACCAACAAGCAAGTCACCTTTAGCGTTAATAAGAGTTCCTTGAATTGCACTAGCAACAATTACTGCTGCTTGTGTAGCAGAGTTAGCTGCTGAGGTAGCAGAGGTTGCTGCTGCAGTAGCAGATGCTGCAGCCGATGTGACAGAAGTAGCAGCAGCTGTAGCGCTGTTAGCTGCACTGGTCGCACTAGTTGCTGCAGCGGTCTGGCTTGTAAGCGCAGAAGCTGCTGACGTAGCAGCAGCCGTAGCGGATGTTTGAGCAGATGCTGTTAATGTTGCAACGTTAAGATAAGTTGTCGTAGTTGTATCAGACTCGGTAATTGTTCCAAGGTCACGCAAGATACCAGAACCAGTAAGACCAGTGACTTGCACAAAACTTGCTGCAGCAGATGAGGCTGATGTAGATGCAGCGGTTGCGCTAGCAGCAGCACTTGCTGCTGATGTAGCAGCTGCTGTTACTGAGTTGGCTGCACTCGTTGCAGATGTTGCTGCAGCGGTAGCGTATGATGCAATTGATGATACTGAGTTTGCAGCAGCAGTTGCTGAGTTAGCAGCGGAGGTTGCGCTAGTTGCAGCAGCGGTTGCACTGTTTGCTGCGGATGTAGCACTTGTTGCAGCCGACGTTGCAGACGTTGCTGCTGCTGTCTGTGATGCCAATGCTGAGGCTGCCGAAGTGGCAGCAGCGGTAACAGATGCTGCCATTGTGCTGGCTGATGTAGCTGCGCTAGCAGCGCTAGTTGCAGCAGCAGTCTGGCTAGCAAGAGCCGAGGCAGCTGATGTCGCTGCTGCGGTTGCACTGTTAGATGCGCTGGTTGCTGAGGTAGATGCAGCCAATGCGGATGCTGCAGCGGATGATGCAGAGGTTGCTGCAGAAGTAGCCGAGGTGGCTGCTGCTGTTACCTGAGCATCGGCAAAGTCTTTACGTACTGCATCAGAAGATGATGTAGGTGTAGCCAAGTTCGTAATCTTGTATCCGCCAGCATCAAGAATTGAACCAAGCGTTGCTGTGGTAAGTGTCTTGCCTGTAAGTGTCTGTGTTCCACCAGTACCAACGACATCTCCAGTTACACCGTGAGCATTGGTTGATACTTCGTGCGTACGAGAATCGGCATAGTCACGAGCAGATACGCCGTGTTCTACTGTTGCTCCAACTGAGTGAGCCTTTGCTGTGCTTCCGTCAACACCGCGAGTCACACTATAAGAAGAACCAACTAGAGCAGTAACCGTTACGATTTCTTCGTTAGCCGAATCCTTTTCAAGAATCAGGGTAAACGGATACTGGGATGGAAGACCAGATGGAGCAGCAAGCAGAATGCTTGCGCTTGATGAATCTACAGAACTTGAAAGCGTTGTCTTAGCAGCTGTAGAACTGTAATAACGTGACGGTGTTGGCATTCGTTACCTCGTATACTGGATTGTGTTTAGGAAGTTTGCCTGCTGCTTTGCGATTTCCTCCGCCAAGCGAACAGTGTAAAGCTGGAAAATATACTTAGCAGCACTGGTTGATGCACCAGCTGCAACTGGTTGGTCAAGTGCATCTGCGGATACAGATACTGCGGTAACCTTTCCTGCATCTACTGTTGACAGTAGACGATACATAGCACCGAGACGAACTACATCTTCGCAAGAAGATGGCAGACCGCTTACGGTTAATTCTTGATTATCAGTAATAACTGTTGGGAACTTTGTGTACTGAACTCGTACATCACGACCAGGCATAGGGGTTTCTTTTAGAACCAAAGCCTGCTTAGTAGTTCCTGATGTGGCATCGTAGTAGTTTGTATCTAGTCGCCAGTTCTTAATTATCTGCCATACCCCTGTTGAGTCTGGCACATCCCATGAGATACCAGTGATATCTTCTAGTGCATCTGGCATGATGTATGAGTAGTCAGACCCATTGAACTGGAATGTTTCATTAGCGATAACAGGGAATGACATTCCCTTGATTGTTTCTAGGATGGCTCGCTTGACCTGAGTCTTTGGGAACAGCGGGTTGTTACGTACAACTGAGCCAGCAACGTGACTTGTTGCTGTTGTGCCACGCCAGCCACGACCTACAGGGTTACCTGCAACGCCAAGAATCTGGATAGTACCGCTGTCCTTGATTGACTTCTTCACATAGATAAGCTCTTCATCAATCTCGACAATACCTTTGCTAAGAGATGATGCATCATCGATTGCAACTGTCAGGTCATCGCTATCCATTGATGATGTAATGACTGTAACAGATTCCTGGTTCTTTACATAAGAACCAACCTCTGCAATAGTCTGTTCGACTAGCTGGTTTAATGTTGCCATTACGCTTTCGCTGCCCTTCCAGTAGCTTCAGAAACCCTCACGGCTTTCTGGATATCTTTCATCCTTGTTGATGCTGGTTGTATACCAAGCTTGCGAGCATCTCGATAGGCTGTTAATTCTTTTTCATTACTCTTTAACGTATTGCTAACTTGCTCGTTACCAATACTAAGATTGGCTGCACGAGCACACTCGCCCCAGTTTGCATGGTCTTGTGTTTTGCAACCGCTTCTACAATTCGACAATGTAATCCCCATAACCAGCAGCAGTTAACTCTGCTGCTTCCGCATCTGTAATTGGGTTGTCATACCCACCGCGCAGAACCTTGTCATAATCGGCAAGAGATGAATCTTGCGGGGATACGATTGTCTTCCAGGTTCCGTTGTCTTTAACAACAGTCTTTCCCCATGGGTATGAAACAAACCATAGGTCGTTTGCCAACCCAAGCTTTATCTTCATAGTTGGTCCACGGAAAATCTTTGCCATTACCACTTCACCTTGTCTGCCCAGTAGGCTGCCGACATGACACCCTTGTTAATGTTCTTTGCATGACGTGCCTTGAAACTTTGGCGACGTTGTTTGTATGCTCTGGTTTCACCAGATTTCTCTGGTGAACCAGACACACCTTGCTGACCAAAGCGAATAGTCTTTACTTGTGAGCCAGATTTGGCTACGACAACGTGCGACTTTTTTGGATGGCTAGGTGTAGCCTTTGGCTTATTGAAACCAGATACACCTGCTCGCTTTAGTCTTGGGTCCATTTACTTCTTCTTTGCTGCTCTCATGTTGTCAACGAGGTTCGGATACTTACGTCCTGCTGCTTTAGCTGCAGCCTTGGCTGATGCTTTCTGCGCTGATGTAAGTGGCTTAGAAACTTTCTTTGGGTTTGGCTTATCCCAAACTTGCTTCTTCTTTGGCATTAGCACTTACACTTTGACTTGGCTTTGCCACACTTCTTGCACATTTTTGCTGGCAATTAGCGAGCCTTCTTCTTTGGCATTAGTGGCTTCGCCTTGCCAACTTGGCGAGTTGTTGCAGCTGGACGTGCTGGACGTGCTGGCTTAATTGGTAGAAGTGACTTAGCACCTCGTGCTGGTGTTGCTGCTTTCACTGGCTTCTGTGTTGCCTTAACTGCTTTACCCAAAGCAACGCCTGTAGCATCTAAGCCTTTAGCACCAGTTGCTTTTACAATATCTCTGTACTTTCCAGCTGCTACACGTGACTGTGCCATGTTTAATTGATTTGATTTAGTTCCTGCAATAAACTTTGCTAAGTTAGAGTTTCTCTTTGGAAATTCTCCTGTTGGCTTCTTTGCTGCCATTTTATTTACTCCTCATCTAAAAATTCTATAGTTTCTAATTCAAGTTCTGGAAGTTGGCGCATTAATAATTCCCACGCTTCACCTTCCGTAAATCCTGCATTCTTGTACTCTGTATACAACTCATGTGCTTGTACAGCATGGTGCTTAAGAGGTGTCAAGAAACTTACGTCTGGTTCTGGTTTTTTCTTTGGCATATCTTCCTTAAGTAGAAGGGGGAGGTTGCCCTCCCCCTTCCGTCAAAGTTACGCAGATGCGATGCTTGACTTGGTCTGGATGACATAACGTGCTTCCTTGCGGTAGACGTTCCATCCGAGAAGACCCTTCCAACCCGCTGGGCGGAAGCGCATCAACTTATCTGTAACTGGACCGATAACAGTCTTTGGCTCATATGAAACAGCCTCAACAAGAGCCTGCTTTCCAAGGATTACTGTTGCGTAAACCTTTGAAGTTCCTGAACCTGAGATTGCCTCAGCACGTGGTGTTTCGATATAACGAACCTGGTCGAAGATACCGATTTCACCATTCCAGAGGTTAGCTACGCCAGCCTCTGTGTATGTGTGTGGGAGCTGCCATGAAACGTTACCTGCAGATGCTGCTTCTGAACGAAGGTCGAAAGATACATCTGGGTGGATAAGCGCTGTATAGAAGCCACCATCGCGTGGCTGAACTGATGCACCACGAAGCTTTGCAACAGCCTTGCGAGCAAGTGCTGAAGAAATGTATGGTGCTGTTGTGCTTGAAGAAACGTTCTCACCGTTGAGTGTTGACTCATCAGCAGATGTTGTTCCTGTGAAGCGACCTGTTGCTAGTCCTGTTAGCTTAGCCCATACAAGTGCATCCAATGAATCACGCATGTTGAATGCGAGCATGTCTGCAACTGCTGGGTCTACAGCTGAAAGTGACTCAAGAGCCAAACGCTCTGTTGTGATAACTGCGTTACCGTATTCATCAACAGTAACGTTCACCTTGTCGGTGTTGTTAAGTGTTACTGCATCTGGGTCTTGTGTCTGTGTCAGAGCTGTTGTCTGACGTGAGAGGTCCTTGTAGACCTGGAATACCACAGTGTTACCTGGGTTTGTAACATCGACTGGGCGCTTGTCCGCGAACTTGCGGAACATTGGCTCAGAGCGAAGGTTGAACTCGATGAACTTGTCATACGAGGTCTGAATCAAGTTCGACATCGTTGATGTCGTAGTTGACGTTGCTGGTGTAGTAGGCATGATTTCCTTCTATTAGGGTTGAGTGTGGACTATCAGCCTCTGAGTAAGGACTTCAACTCTTCTGGCGATGAGGCATTTGCAATACGAGATTGCAAGTCCTGACCGACATATGGGTTGTATTCTCCATCTTCAAAGTCCGACATTTGCTCATATGCTTGAGCATCTGGGGAGGCTTCCCCTCCCTCTTCAACGGCTTCAATACCAAAGGCATCACCGTATTCATTTAGCCATTCAGCTACTGCATCAGGGTCGGCTTCGACATCTGATGGAATGAACTGAGCGATTCTTGCATTTAGTCCGAATGACTCTAGGATTTCTCCGACTGATGCTTCATGACTGTAGGTTGTGAATTCCTCAATAAGCGTATCTCTTTCCTTCAATTGTTTCTGAAGTCCGTCGATTTGCTTACGAAGTTTCTTCACTAGACCAGTGTCATTGAAGTCGTCTTCGTCGTCTTCGATATCGTATTCGTAGTTATCTGCCATTGTTTTTTCTCCCTTTTAGTTGGTTGACCCTCATCGGGTTTGCACCACACGTACTCCTTACCAGGGGTAGTAATTCGTAGACGTGATGACTTCCAGGCTTATACACACTTCAGGGCTGGACGGTCTGAAGCGGAACCTAATTAAACGTCGGCTGCTGTAGCGCGACCGAGTGATGTCTTGTCAATAGCACTGCGGGTAGCAAACTTTGCTCGCTCTTTAGAAGCGAGCTTCTTTGTTTTAATGCCAACCTCTGCGCCACCTGCAAGACCAAGATTTTCACGAGCCAAATCTTCTTGACCAGCAGTCTCGCCATAAAGACCAAGCAATCTGCTGTAGTCTGATTGCTGACGTGCTGCTCCTTGGAATGCTTGCTCTGCCATAGAGCCTTTGCCTGCTGTATAAATCTCTTCGGCAAATCCCTTGGTTGCACCCATGCCTGCACGAGATGCAGCTCCACCAATCTCAGCAGCGCCGTACATCTTCTTGGCTTCTTCTGTTGTTTTTGTGTATTGGTAACGTGAGTTAATAACACTAAATGCCTTATCCTTATCAAGAAGATAAGCAGTAAGGTCGCCAGTGCTCATACCGTAATAAGTCTTAAGAGCATTAACGATATTGGCATCGGCATTGTTAAGTGCATTCTGTGCAATATTTACGCGCTCTGTTAATTCAGCTGTGCTAATTGAATTTTCA